AAGGTCACCAAGCTTGGGGCCAAGGTCGGTGGCACCTATGCATCGACAGCCGCTCGGAAGGTTTTTGCATCTTCCGAGCGGCGGATCGAACTCAACGACGAACGTGAGCTCAAGACTGCTGAGGCGGTTGCTGCAGAACTCGGGCAGATGAAGGGCGCGCTCATGAAGCTCGGCCAGATGGCCAGCTACCTTGACGAGGGGCTGCCGGAGCCGATGCGGATAGCACTCGCCCAGTTGCGCTCGGAAGCTCCCCCGATGTCTGCCGACCTGGCCGCTCAGGTCGTCGAGACCGAACTCGGCCACCCACCCGAAGAGCTGTTCCTCGAGTGGGATCCGACACCGATCGCGGCAGCCTCGATCGGACAGGTTCACCGTGCCATCGCGCTTCATCCGGACACCGGCGACGAGATTTCGGTCGCGGTCAAGGTGCAATACCCCGGCGTGGACGAGGCGATCAGCGCGGACCTGAAGAACGCCAGCGTGCTAGGCGCTCTTCTCAAACAGGGTTTCGGTGGGCTTGACCCCGACGAGATGGTCGCCGAGATCAAGGAGCGTCTCGTCGAAGAACTCGACTATCGCCGCGAGGCAAGGAACCAGACCGAGTTCGCTGACTACTACCGCGATCACCCGTATATCCACGTTCCCGACGTCTTACCGTCCTACTCAACCGGCCGAGTGCTCACGTCCGAACTGGTCAACGGTGCCACGTGGGATCAGCTCCTCACATGGGACCAGCACGAGCAGGACCTCGCCGCCGAGACGGTCTTTCGCTTCGTGTTTCGCAGCCTCTATCGGATGCGCGCCTTCAACGGCGACCCGCATCCCGGCAACTACCTGTTCCACGGTGACGGTCGGGTGACCTTCTTGGACTTCGGGCTCGTGAAGCACTTCACAGATGACGAGATGGAGACATTCGCCTCGATGGTCGAAGCAGCGGTGGTCGATAGCGACTCGGCAGGGTTCCGATCCATTCTCGAGCGCGCCGGCATGCTCCAACCCGACGCGCCGGTGTCAACCGCAGACGTCGCCGAGTATTTCCGTCGTTTCTACGAGCCCGTTGCCGAGGATCGTGAGATGACATGGTCGGGCGAGTACGCGAGCAGCATCGTGCGCCACACCTTCGACCGAAGCAGTCCGATCGCTCAGTACGCCACCGTCCCTCGAGCATTCGTGTTCATATTTATTATAAATATGAATCTTATATTATATAATAGATGGTTGGATAATTTATCTATAACAGATAAAATAAAGTATTTTATCAGTTTGTTAGTGAACTCACAAAATACAAAATTAGATAAATTCGGAGGGTTTGAAACCGAAGTCAGTGATTATAGATCTAGGGAAATTGAGAAAAAATCAAAACAACATACAGAAAAAAAGAACTATGACATAGAGGTAAAAAAATTTGGTCTAGAAAATTGTAGAAAAAAAATTACTGATTATTATTCCAAATTAACTAAACAACAATTAAAAAAATTAGAGCAGTATACACATTTACCCACAGAAATAAAAAGAAATAATTTATCAAGAGAATTATTAATTATGGCTCTTGTTACATATCATATAAGTATATATAGAATACGGGAACAATTTTATTCAACTAATAAGTCATACATAACATCTCTAAAAAAAGGAACTAAATTTTATCACGGAAGATTTGCCTATAATTCCAGGGCGAAAAAAAGAAAATATTTCATAGGAGAGACTTGGTTATCTAGGGATAAACATAATTCTTTTTCTTATGCTAGTCAGGCGAACGACACCGGGTCTAGACTATATGATAAAAAAGGTATTACACTAAGAGATGATTATGAATGGTTTATGTATGTTTTTAAGGCAACAAAAGATTTAAAACTGCTAAATATTAACCTTCAAACTGTTAAAATAATAAAGGATAAATATCCATATATGATACCTATTATTGAATTTATTTTTCCTATAGAACAAAACAACGAAGAAATATTATGTAGAAACTCAATAATAGAATATGATTATGTTTTTTCACTTTTTGTATGTCATATTCTTAAACTCGATGGTTATTTGGCTGCATGTTTCACTAATTTCCAAGAAGAAGAAATGCTCTGTAATATTGAAAGTAGTTTAACGAAACCTGTTGTTTATATGTGGAGAGGTAAAACTGTTAATAATTGGCTTAATAACAGTTTTAATGGAAAATTAAAACCTAATGAAAAAATAGCACTAGTTAGGTTCTATCAACAATTTGCGAGTTTTGAATAGAATCCCCAAAGATTCTGTCAGTTCATAAATATATTCCTTCAATGCGATTGAACAATACAAAGTTAAAACAACGGTGTGAACGACCATCCCAAATCTGAGAACAAATCCTGTGTGATAGTATCGTGAAAAGACTTACGGTCAACAGTTTTTAAAATAGTAAAATCGTCTTTTTTACATGGATGTTTATATTTTATGAGAAGTTGATATAGTACATATTGAGTATTTATGAAGTTTTTTCTGTTAAAACCTTTTTTATTTTTAAATTTATTGTCGTAAGAATATGTTAATAAATCAAAATCGTTCAATAAATCATCTTCCAAATGAGAAATATCGTCTGGTTTGTTACCAGTCATGTTGTAATATATTAGATTTATGTTTTCATAATGTTTAGTATATTCTAACTCTTTTAAGAACAGGTGAATATGTTCTTTATTAATTTTTCTAAATTTTTTCTCTTTGGCATTGCCCTTACAGAGTAAATGATGTTTTTTAAATTGATCTTCTAAATCAGTATAAATTTTAAGATCTATTGTACTGTTTTGTTTTCCTTGATATTGGTTCATGCAATCGCGAAAATGTACTTTTCTATCGTATGTATATTTTGAAGATATATTTACACGGTCTATATCTTTATAAGAAGAAGTATGTAGTAATATCTCCTGTTGTGAACCGCAATTTATACAAACATAAATACATTCATCTATTATATCAAATTGTTTTTTATTACCACAGTTATTACAAACTATTTTAGTTGTTTTACTTCCAGTTATAAGATTGTCAATATTACAGGTTGTATATTTTTTTGCTTTTTGAATATATAAATTTATTATATTATCCTTTTCTTTATTTTTTATTTTTTTATCATTTACAAAACTTACTTTCATAGGAGTTTTCAATATATTTTTATATATTTCAATATATTCCGCGGTTTCTGCTATATAAAAATTATATTCATGCATAGATTGTATATTTTCTATTTTTACATTTAATAAATTTATATTTTCTGTTATTTTTTCAGACAATCTATTATTTAAATTAGTCGAATTTAAAGTTAATGTTAATTCTTTAACTTTTTTAGTCATAACTGGTATCGTCTTCAAATCTTCATCAAATTTTTCCTTAATTTTAATATCAATATTTAGAATATCTTCATTTTCTTCTGTCATATCATCTGGTTAATTATTTTAACACTTTAAAGTATTTAAGAAAATTAATATAATAATATAATATAAAATGAACATATTAACAAAAATTTGTTTAATTTGGGTAATAGTTGTAAGCACAGGGTTTTTCTCATGGACTGCTATTGTTGGACCAGAAGGGTATTGTAAATTTTTCTCACAAAATCCAACTTACAAGCAATATGCTACATTGTTGTATGGCATTACAGCAGGTGCCTCCGCATATTTAGCAATTGCTGCCGTAACAACTTCAGTTGATACTACATTTGTGATTGTAAAGGAAATTAAATCTGAAGTGTAATATGTTAGTCACATTCAGAACTGCTAAGAATCACAATTTTATATAATATTTATATAAAATAAAAAAATAAACCATAATACAGTATAAAAAGTATATTGTGTAATATATGAGATATTTTAGAAGAAAATTTATTTTAATTTAAAAATAAATTCTTGCTTACTATAAAAAACGATGTCTTCTATATGTACATCAAACGTAACTTCAGGATTTATTGATCTTGCTACCTTCGATGAATTGGAAAAATATATGTATGGTGGTCCAGATGCTACTGCCTATTTTGTTCGTGAAACCCGCAAAGCAACTTGGTTTACCCAAGTCCCAGTAGTCCTTTCCAGAGCAAGTGGAAACCCAGCATTCAACACTGAATGGTCTGTAAGTATTTCTCGTGCTGGAGATTACTTAATGTCTACTTGGCTCCGTTTGACTACCCCCGAAATATTACCCGAAGCAGCAATCACTGACCCCGATAGTGATTTCCGTATTCGCTGGACTCGCAACTTTATGCACAACTTGCTCAGAGAATGTTGTATTACATTCAATGACTTGGTAGCTGCTCGTTTCGATAACTATCACCTCGATTTCTGGACCGCTTTCACTGTACCCGCAGGCAAGGCAATGGTTATAATAACATGATTGGAAACTTCGATGATTTGACTGGACCCCATGGTGGAGCTTCTTCTCTCGGAACTACTATCCCGTCTTTCACTCTTAACTTGCCTCTTCCTTTGTTTTACACTAGAGATAGTGGTGTTGCTCTGCCAACCGCTGCTCTCCCTTATAACGATATGAGAATTAACTTCTCTTTCCGTGACTGGACTGACCTGCTAATTGTTGATGACCTTACTTTGGTTGGTACTGGAGTTGAATATTCTAAGTGTGCTACCACAACTGACCTTACCAATATCCCTACTGTCACTAACTCCCAGGTTTGGGCTAACTACGCTATTGTATCTAACGATGAACGTAAACGTATGGCCTGTGCCCCTCGTGATATCCTCATCGAACAAGTACAAACTGCTCCTCACCAAACTTTCAACCCATCTCGTGACGCTTCCCCCAGTTACGATATCCGCTTCTCTCACGCCATTAAGGTTCTCTTCTTTGGTGTTCGCAATACTACTCAGAAATGCCAATGGTCTAACTATACCGCCGCAACTCCGGTTCCGTCTTCTAGTATGGTTGATTTCTCACCCGATGGCGCTGTCGATCCTATTCTTCAAACTTCTCTCATCTACGAGAATACTCAACGTTTGGCACAAATGGGTTCCGACTACTTCTCTCTTGTTAACCCTTGGTACCACGCTCCTGTCATTCCCGTTGAAACTGGTTACCACATGTACTCTTACTCTCTTGACTTTATATGTCTGGATCCTATGGGTTCTACTAACTATGGTAAACTTACCAATGTTAGTGTTGTTCCCGAGGCATCTCCAGGTTCTGTTGCTGCTTCTGCCGGTACTGTTCCCAACGCCGGTGGAGGTACTATCCCATCTGGCGCAGACTATCCTCAGTTCTTTGAATTCATCACAACTGCGGTCAACAATAATATTATACGTATATCGGGTGGAGCGTTGGGCTTTCCTGTGTTATGAGTTCGCAACACTTATTACAGATTTAAAAATGAAATTTTATATATACAAATATAAAATTAATAGAATGACTACAAAGATTGAACTAATATTAACTTCAAAAGGTTGTAACATTATTTCAACTAAAGAAATAAACAATAATTTCCTTGTTCATTATAAATGTTCTTGTGGTAATATTACACAAACAGATTCCTCTAATATATATAAAACTGGTTGGTCTGGGTGTAAAAAGTGTGCTGGTAAAAGAAAAACAAATTATACTAACTTTAAACAAGCACAAACAATATTTCAAGAACAAGGAGAATTATTACCCGAACAGGAATATGTAAATAGCAGAACAAAACTTAATTATAAATGTTCTGTATGTAAAAAAGAAGCATTTATATCTTTATCTGACTTTAAAAGAGGTAGAAAGGGTTGTAACACTTGTAAAACAGGTAAAGAATTTTTAACATTGGAAGAAATTGAAAATTATCCTGAAAATGTTAATGAAACAGGTGAAATTTGGAAAAGAATAGAAGGTGGATGGATTTCTTCTTTTGGAATAGCAAAAAATTTAAAAGGTAAATTATTAACAATATGCCCTACCAAATATAGATATAGAATTAATGGAAAACATCAGTATGTATCTCGTTTAATGGCGAAAGCATTCAAAATAGAAGGATATGAAAAGTTAAAATCCCAAAAATATGTAGTTTCATTTAACGATGATAATAATACTAATTTTAATTTAAAAAATTTATATGTAAATGAAAAGAGTAATGTTACTTCAAAAAATGGTTCTAAAAGTAGAAAATCCGAAAAATTTAAAAATACATTAAAAGAAACTCTTGAAGATTATAAAGATATAGAAAGTGTAATTGTTAATTTATTACCACATCACACGATATTTAAAAATGGTAAGATTTGGAATGAAAATAGATTTTTAACATTTTCTAAATCTGGAAAATACGAACAAATGTGTTTGGTAAAAAAAGCATATAAAGTACATCGTTTAGTTTGTTTTGCCTTTAATTTTCTACCAGACAAATCAAAATATGAAGATTATAAAGATTTACAAGTTAATCATATAGATGGAAATACTCTAAACAACGATGCTTCAAATTTAGAATGGGTTACACAATCAGAAAATATACTACATGCGTATCAAACAGGACTTAATAAAAAATTAAGAAAAGTCTTACAATACAATATAGATACTTTAGAATTTATTTCAGAACATCCATCTATAGCAGAAGCATCCAGACTAACTGGAGTTCCAGAACATAGAATTCGTTATGTATGTCAAAATTGTGATATAATGTCAAAAAGTAAATATTGGTGGGAATTTGATAATCCTGAAGAAACCGAAGAATATAGTAAAAAATGAAAATATAAACAAAGTTATAATAATTATATAAATGAATAAACAAACTAAAAATGATATAGTTTTATGGACAGAATTAAACACTGATAGTGGTAGAAAAAAAGATTTAGGAGATAATGAAATTACATATGCCAGAGATACTGAATTAAATTTTGTATTATCAGAAGCAGTTAGATTAAATAGACCTCTCGTTGTACTGACAAATCCAGCATTTGGATTTCCCGGTCAATATTATTTAAAAGGGAATGTTAATGATTTAGATAATATTAGAAATACAGTATTTAATAATTATGATAATAACTTGTTTTCTTATAGAATGTGTTGGATTAGATAATAAAATAAAACGAAATTAATTTAAACATTTTATTATAATAATAAAATGTTTAATCTTCCAGTTGAAATACAAGCATATATTTGGACTCTCGACGGCATATATAAAGAAAAAATGGATAATGTTATACGTCATCTTAATTCTTCAAGCAATGTCGTTGACGAATGTGATGAGTGTAAAGAAAAAATAGATAATGAATATATAAAATGCGATGAATGTAAACGAGTTTTATGTGACACTTGTTTGTGTGAATATGGTGATAATGGAGCGATACCAGATCTTAATATGAAGTTTTGTGGTGGTTGTTGGGAATATGGAGATATTTCAGAGTTTGATGTGACAGATGAAACAGTACATACAGATATCATAGAAGTGTTAAAATTTTGATTTAAATTTTTACCGAACACCAACTGAATTTTATATAGTAATATATAAAATTAACAATTAAACTTTATTCAAAATTCTATACAGACTTTCCCAGATGGGATTACCATTCTTGAATTTATGGCTGAATACCCCTCCATACAAGAAGCATCAATAGCGACATATAAATTGTAAAAATAATTATTATAATAATTATTTTTCTTTTTTACTCTGGATTACCATCTCCAGTAAATTTATCAAACTTGGGTGACGGATTATGCTTACCCTTCTTCGGCTTAAAATATACATCACCGATTGTCATATCATCCCCGTATGCCCTGTTATTTCTCGCACTAATCTTTCCAGTGGATTTAGTGTACTTGTCAGCACCAGCAGCGTGACGCAATGTATAACTTTAATGTTATCGGATGGCAACTTAAAAATGAAAAAAATTTTTAAAATGAAAAAATTACAAATATGCCAAACAAACTACAAAAAGAAATTGATTGTCTAAAAAAGGAATTAGAAATACTAGAAGATTATAAGGATGAATATAAAAGTATATACGAAGGTCATAAGGAACTTTTAAAAGTATACGAGAAAAAAACTAGATCAGGGAAAAATTACGGTGAAGTCGCTCGTTCTAACGGTCTTAAATTTGAAGAAAAAATTTGTTCTTATTATAATAAACCTGAAAATTTTTCATCTATTTTTAAAAAAATGAAAGAAATATATCCAAATATAGATTGCGAAGGAAAGTTTATTAAATGTGATGCGAAAAAGGTTGTCAGCAAACATTCAAAAAAAACTACTCGCAAGACTGATATATGGTACATAACTCCAAAAGTAAAAGTTCCATTTTCTGTTAAAATGAGCAATAAGGGAAGTCAATTACAAATTATAAGTTTGAATATATTTCTTTTATTTTTGGAAAGTGTAGGTGTTAAAATGAATGAAAAAACCAAATCATATTTTGAAAAATTTTTAGGTTTACAGACTCCATCTATTGGGGAGTTACAAAAGTTCAACAAGAAACGAACCAAACGAAATAAAAATAAACAAAGATATCTGATGAATGAATTAGAAAAAGAAGGGAAGGATAGAATAGTAAATTTTCTTAAAACACATTATGATAAAATAATAGAATTAATATTTTTCAGCGGTTTATGTGTAGATGATGATGACAAGGCGGAAATGTTTATATTTAATAATTCATATTACACAAAAACAAAAGAAATTAAACCATTTTTATTTAATTCCCAAGAAATAAAGAAAAAATATAAAGAAAATGTTAAAATCACTAACCTTGGGAGTCTAGAATTAAATAAAAAAATAGGTCTACAGATGAAAGGAAGCAGTAAAGGTGCTAGTTATCATTATTTACAATTTACTTTACGGTGTGATAACTATGAATAAAAATAAATATAAAATATAAAATTGATTTAAATAATATTTAATTGTTATTTAAATTAAAATGTCTGTTGAAAGTGAAAGTAAAAAAACGGAAAATAGTATGAAATTACGAGGTCTATCGTTGTTCTCAAGTGCTGGGATAGGAGAAACATATATATCAGATTTTGTTGATATGAAAGTTGCTAATGAATTATTACCTCAGCGTAGTAAATTGTATAAACATTTTTATCCTGATGTGGAGGCGATACAGGGCGATATAACAAACGAAGAAATATATCAGAAAATCTTGGCAGCTGGAGAGAAAAATAAAATAAACTTTATATATTCAACTCCACCATGTCAGAGTTTTTCAAAAGCAGGGAAACAGGAAGCTGGAGATTTAAGAGATGTATTATTTTGGAATATTATAAGACTTGCCAAAAAATTAAAACCTCTTTATATTTTAATTGAAAATGTACCAGAATTCATTAAACTTGATATTATGTTTCAGGGAAAACAAACAAAGGTTCTTGGGGTCATCACAGAACATTTAGGCTCTGAATGGTACATTAATTATGACATTCTTAACACAGCCGAATATGGAACTCATCAAACACGGAAAAGAAGCATTATTTTATTATCTCGTAAGGATCAAAAAGAATGGTTGATTCCAACTCATATAACTAATATCGAAGACATGACTGTAAAAAAGGCCATTGGTCATTTACCTTCATTGGAAAGCGAAGAAAAAAGTTCAATACATCTATGGCATAAAGCAAAAAAACACAATGACAGACACATATTATGGATGAAACATACACCAACAGGTAAAACAGCCTTTGATAATCCAGTTCATTATCCTAAGAAAGACGGAAGAAAAATTAAAGGATATAGAACAACATATAAAAGAATGTATTGGGATAAACCAGCAACCACTATAACAATGGCAAATGGTAGCATATCTTCCCAAAATAATGTTCATCCTGGTAGAAAACTCACTGGAGAGATATATTCAGATGCTAGAGTATTGACAGTATATGAATTAATGTTATTAACTGGATTACCCGAAGATTGGTTGGAAGGTGTTCCCAAATGGGCTTCTGAAAATTTAATACGACAAGTTATTGGTGAATGTGTTCCTCCCAAATTGATACAAAATTTATTGAAAAATATTATTTACAAATGTAAAAAAGTTATACAATACGATATAGAAACCCTTAAGTTCGTTGCTGAATACCCATCAATACAGGAAGCATCAAGAATTGTAAAAATACCGGAATCTAGGATACAATATGTATGTGAAAATTATGATATTACACAGGAAAACATCTGGTGGTGGGAATACGAGAAATAAACAGTTTACTTAAACAATAAATTTTAGTTATAAAATGAAAAACTCTACTTTATACAATATATCCTTTATATTTTATTTTACAGGTGTGTGTATATCAACCGGTTCTTCTTTTTGGATTATTCTAAAAGACGAAGTTAATGATTCTATATCAAATACTATTGCTGTATCAAATATATGTTCTAGTGTTTCTACACTATCTGGTATGATAGCATTACATTCACTAATATCTAATATTAAAAAACAACATAAGGAATCAAAACCTGAAATTGACAGCATCAGTATTTAAAATACAAAAATGAAAATAAATCTAAGTTTAGATTTATTTTTAAAATGTGTACTAAACAACAATGTTCATATATTATACTTGTAATTTATACTTTACTATTGATGGCAGTATTTTGTACTTCTTTACTTTATGTTGGTAATTATAACGGTAATTTAAAACAAACTAACTGTGAAATATTAGAGAACCGCATATTAGATTTAAGCAATGATGATACTTTTTATTGTGGACAATTTAGAACTACAATAGGAAATGATGATACTTTTTGTGGCAATATGTCAAATATATGGGTAAGATGGGATTGTACTCAATTCAGTAATAATGTAAAAGAATTAAAAAGAGAAGTGTATAATGAACTAAAAATAGGTAAAATATATAAAAACTGTTATTATGACACTGTAGAATGTGATTCTATATTTTTGGAAGAAACAGAACACGAAGTGTATTTTAAAATACTTATTATTTTTGGGTATATTTTTATTACTGTTACAACTCTGATAACTATTATTGCTTTTTGTATACGGGATATAGAGCTGAGAGCAAAAAAACGAGAAGAACGAACAAAACAAGAAAAACTTACAGAAGAAGAAAATAAAAATAGAGAAAGAATGGTTGAATTAAAAATATTGCCTGTGTCGTCTATTTCTGTTTTACCTCCCCCACCCCCATATAATTATGTTTAAAATAAAATGAAATAATATTTTAAATGTTTAAAATATTATTAAAAATGACTACAGAAACTAAAAAAATCAAAATTGTATTTTTGGGTGATGGAGGGGTTGGAAAAACTACATATCTAAAAAAATTGAGGAATGATACATACGAACGAAAATATATCCCTACAATGGGAGTGGAGATACATCCTCTGACTTGGGATACGAGTGATGGAGAAGTAATCACAAATTGTTGGGATTGTGCTGGTCAGGAGAAGTTTGGTGGGTTAAAAGAAACATATTATACTGGTGCCGATGCTTTTGTAGTTTGTTTTGACACTACCAATAAATTATCATATAAAAATGTGAAGTTTTGGACTGAAAGTGTAAAGAAAATTTATGAGGATAAACCAATTGTGGTGTGTGGATTTAAATCAGAAAGTAAATATCGTAATATGCCTAAATATCCAAGATATGATTGTTTAGTATCCACTAAATGTGCACCATTGGAATGTTCCAAAGGTGTAGTTTTAATGTATTCTAGCTGTTCTATATATCCATAGATTGGCTGTCTAGCCTCTATATGATATTGTATATTGACTCTTGGTACTATAATACTCATTTCGACATTATAGTATTCATCCAAATCCAATTCTATAATAGTATCAAGTACAATCATACTACCACCACGGGTAGTAACAACAGAGGTACTAATAGGTTGAGAACTAGCATATTCTGTAACATGTATCTGATTAAACAGGTGAACACGACTGAAGGTTGCTTTCTCTGCACTATCTTGTGGAGATGATATATCTATACCACCCTCTAACATTTGTGCTTGTACGAATGTGCTTAGTACTAGTAGTACCAATGATTGGAGCTGCACTAAAAGACTTGTTGCGGAGCTGTACATCAAACTCAGTTAAAGCGTTAGAATATAAGTTCTTAAACATGTCTGTAGCTTCAGTTGACCGACTGACACTACTTGCC